AACATTTTTTAAAGAACGTTCGTTATTTTCAATTAATATTTGTGAGTACTCAATAGACTCATTAATATAGTCAGTAGCAATATCATTACTTAATCCCTTCTTTTTAGATAAATCATCATATATATAATACAATTCTGATAAGTCCTTATTTTCTAAAACCATAGTTTTTAATTGTGACATATATGTTTTAAATTCAGGTTTACCGTATAACCCAATTGAGGCTTTCTCTATTTTTGTTTTAATTGTTCCGAACGTGTTCATAGTGTTTTTATTTATAAATATTTACTAACTCAGTAAATCCTTCAACTTGTCGTTGATTTCTGTTAATGAGTTTCTTCCTTTCGCTAAATCCATATAATCACTACCCCCAAATAAATGGTCTTCTAATAGCATATTTAAATCATTTTTATTAAACCCTTCAGGGGTTACTCCACCGCCAGGAGGGGCGTCAGGGGGAGGTGCTTCAGCTCCACCACCCATATCAGGCATTCCACCCATGTCACCACCAGCACCACCAGCATCAGCTCCAGCTTCACCCGCAGGCTCACTTTCTTTTTTACCATATAGTTTATCTATATTATCAAATAGACCTGTTTTAGTGATAACTTCAGCAGTTTTACCTAATTCTGCAGACACCGCTCTCTCAACTCTTTGTTGTTGTAAATCCAATCTGATTTCTTCATCTGAGAACCCTAAGATATGTTTCTTAGCCCAAGATGCAGATACAGGTGCTACCGTGTTTGGAATTTCAGCAACCGCATCTTTATATAATGTTATCTTTTCTTTCCATAATTCAATACCCAATAAGTCGGATTGTTTTGATGGGTTATGTAATCCTAACGTAAAGTTTGTTAATTCATCCTCAAACCCTAATAGAAAAAGGTGAATGATTGCTATTTTATTTAATTCGGCAATCATACACTTTTGAATTCTGTTGATTGTTCTTGCAAAACGAATATCTAATAATGATAAGTTTTTACCATCACCAACAGCCTCTTCAAATCCTAAATATGCTTTAGGAATTCTTAATGCCGTAACTAATTTCTTTTGAATATACTCAATATCCGCAATCTCCGCCAAGTTTGTTCCACCAGGTAACGTTTCAATTGGGTTGGTTGCTGCTGCATCCCTAACAGGGATAAAATAATCTTGATCTACCGCCAATTGGTTATATCTCATATCAACATTACCTGTTTGGGGGTCTGAAATTTGGTCTCTTTTAAATTTACTTGCAACTCTTTGTACGTATGGGTCGACATCTTTATCGTCCATGTTTCCAACAAATACTTTAAACACTCTTCTTTCAGGTGCTCTTGATACACGATAAATTAACATCGCATCTTCTGATAATAAAAGTTGTTTCCAAATACGACGTGATTTTTCTAACATAGAGGTACCATATGGAAGTTTTCTGTCGTCACCTAAAATTCTAAAGTGAGCAACCTCCCATGTGTTAAATTCCATATTCTTTTCTTTCCAAGTAAATTTCAAAGCATCATTCTCCATTTCTTGTGAATACTTGTCAGGTTGGAATCTCATACCCTTTTCCAATCTTTCTATTTGAATGTTAGGTAATTGTTGACAACCAACGATTCCTTTTTCTGGATCCAATTTTAAATAAACAAAGTTATCACCAAACTTACATGTGTTTCTTGTCCACATTGGTAGGTTTGTGCTAATATCTAATTTATTATTAAACAAATCGGCCAATACTGATTTTATTCTTTTTGACTCTGAATAAATTTGTAATATATGTCCGTCTTTATCTGGTGTTGTAGATTCTTCACCGTAGATATCTAACGCCGCTGAAATTTCAGGAGTATATTCCATACTTTCGTAGTCATAATATGAGGCCAACCTTGTTGGTTCATAATAAACCGCTTGTTGGTATAAATTGCCCTCAACCTTTTGCCATTGTTTACCAATGTACATTGTTTGCTGTGATTGTAGTTTTTCCCTTTCAAACTCAGCCTTATCTGTTGTTTTTAATAGTTCTTTTTTGTCGAACTTAAAGACAGGTGATTGTTGGTCCAAAGTGGCATTAGGTCCAAAAACCTTACCTAACCTTTGCCATACCGTCATTTTATCTTGTGCCATAATCTTTTTTTACTTAAATAATAGTGTTAGTTGTAGTAAATTAAACTCTTCCTCCACCGAATAACCATAAATACTTTTCATAATCGCTTTTGGATGCTTCTTGTCTACCATAATTCATGTTATTATAGGTGTTGGCGGGTAATCCAGGATTGAAATTTTGAGAACTATCTTTAAATGTATTTTTTTCGGTAGTCCAAGATTCCAACATCGCCTTTGTTTGTTCTGTTGCCTTTTCTAATTGTGCAAAAGAAGTTTCACCAACAAACACAGCCATAGCAAATGCCATGATTAAGTCATCGTGTTGTCCTTTTTGGTGGTCGGGTCTACCATTTACATAAACAAACGTATTCAGTTCGTTAAATAGTCTTTGTGACCTTAACGCAAAATCAAATCTTAATGCCTCTTCAAACGCTTGAATTATTAAAATACGTTTTGAATTAAAGTTAATCCCCGGTATTTTGTCTTGCGATTTTGGATCCCATTTCCATTTATCCGCAGGGTTAACACCATCTATGTATAGATTTTTATATCCTAATTCTTGTAATTTTCTTGAGGTGGATACTCCCATACCACCAGTAATATCAGTAACAATAAATGAGTTATACATTGTCGCCCATTTAAACGCAATTTCCGCCAATACATCCGGTGGGACTTTTCCTATATATTCTAATACTTGTTCTCTAGCATCAAAATCAATAATAGATATGGTACTAAAATCTTCACTATCCCCTCTTGAAACGTCAACACCCATTATATATCGATGTCCTTCTACTGGTTCTTTCCATTGCCAAATCGATCCACCCATAAATTTGTTTTCAGGCTCCTTAATATGGTTTTCTTTAATTTTTTTCATGGTTTCGGAAGGAATAACACTATCCCCCGAACCTAAAAAGTTACATTCAAGTTCTTGTGAAATTTTTCTTTTATCGAACTTTAATTTTTTAGCCATTGACTCAAACCAAGAACTATAAGGTTTATACCCCTCGTTTTCAACTTTTAATTTAATCTCTTTAAAATCCCTGTCACCTACTTTAATGTCTGAATAATCTAATATGATTTCACTATCATTATAATCGCCTCTATTTAACATGTAATGAACAATATCATTACATTTAATAAGTTTTAAATCTTTAGAATAACGTGGGTCACGAAACCAATACATTTCAGTAATCCTAAAGTCATTCATACCTTTAATGGCCTGACTAAATATTGAATAGTAGATTGGGTCAAACCCGTTTGGAGTTGAAATAACAATTACCTTACCACCTGTAGATAGAGACGCCATACAAGCAGACCAAAAGTCTTCATCGGCGTTAATGTATGCTGCCTCATCAAATATTAATATTGTTGGTGTATAACCACGCAAAGCATCCTTTGATGTTGCAACTGCCTTAACCTCACATCCATTTGTTAATTTAAAATGTCTTTGTGAGTTCTTTTCGGTAGAAAAGGTAACACCTAACCAAGATGGCCATTGGTCAACAAACGCTCTAACCTTATTTCCCATTTCTTGGGCGGTGTCCATTTTGTTTGCAATAATTAGAATTTTTTCTGGTTTTGATTTTTTAGCAAACACTAATCTTTTTGATGCCCAAGCAGACGTTACGGTAGATACTCCAGCCTGACGATACTTTAATGCGATATTTTCCTCACAAGTATCGTAATCCTTAACCAACGTAACTTGGTCATTAAATAATTCTAATGGTACGTATTTAGATTGTGTGTTATCGTAAGTTTGTAGATAGGTTTTAAGTGCGTACGGAGTATCGTTTATACACTTAGCATACTCTAATAATATTTGTTCTTTTGATAAAGACATTCATTATCCTTTTCTTTTATTCAACGACTTTAATAATTCACCTTTCGTCGTGTGTGCAGGTAAATGGTTTTGAATAAGTAACATAATACTTTCTTCTATTTTTTTAACATCGTCTTTCTTTTCCGTTTTTTTAGGTAATCCTTTGTGTTTTGTTGATGCAAAATCTTTTAAATCTTTTTTAGACATTTCTTTTGACATGTCTTGAACTTTTTTAGAAACCTTAGATTTTGGTGTATCACCCCTTTTAACTGAAAGGGCTAAGCCCATAATTTTTTGTTGTTGTTTAGAAACTGCCTTTTCATTTACCTCTCCTTCATCCATACCATCAGGTCCTTGTTTTTGGATTGGGTCTTCATCATCTTCACCTTTAGTCACATCAGACACATCCTCTTCTTCAGATTCTTTAAATTCATTTTCTGTTTGTGTAATAACGGTTTTACCACCTTCATTTGATACGGTAGCATTCCCAACAGGCATTTTAGCACCAGAAGGTAATTCAGTAACTTTTGACGTTACGGTTTTTTCAATTGGTTTTGGTTGCTCTTCAATCTCAACTTTAGATTTTTTTACTTTTTCATATAAAACTCCAATTTGTTTTGAAGTTAATTTTTCAATCGTAGTAATCGAAAACCCTTCATTTAAAAGTCTCGCTAATTTAGGATTCATATGTTTCATCTTGTACTAAATTTTTTTCCCATTTTAATACGATATCTTTCTCGTATAACTTATTTTCAACAGATTCAATACTTTCTCCGTATTGAAACACTAATCTTTTTCCTTCGTAATTTTCAGGTTTTTCCCAACCTAACGCAATTACACCATCAACCGAGTCATACATTCCAAAAAAATCAGAATTTTGTATTAAGTCTAATTCTATTTCAGAATTTTTTAAAACCCCAACCCTTTTAATAAATTCAACCTTTGGTGGTGTTGGTTTACCATTTGCTGGTTCACTATCCCATTCTTCACCATAAACATCATCAACATCAGAAAATATAAACTCATATATATTATCACCCTTAAAATTAGGGCCTAACTCGTTTATAAATACTAATATCATATAGTTCTTCCGTTTGGTGTAACTTTAACTTCTTTACCGTTAACAATTAAAACTAAATTCTGTTTATTTGTTTTTCCAATAAATCTTGTATTTGCATATCCTTCAAAAAGACTTAACGCCTTTTGTTCTTGTGCAGTAGTAACTGAAAAATTAACTAAATCTTTTTTTTGTTCAATTTTTTGTAGTTTTTTACCCAAATAGTCCATTTTAGTTTTATGTTCTATAATTGGTTTTTCTTCTGTTTTAATGTTAAAATAATTGGATAATAGTCTATCTATTTTTGATTCGGAAAAAATTGAATCCATAACGTTTTGGTATCCTTCTTTTGGTTCTTCGATTTCGGCTCCCATACCACCTTCATCACCCATTTCAGGTTCAATTTCCGGTCCCATATCACCCATATCACCCATATCACCCATATCTTCACCAGATAAATCTAGTTCACCTTCACCTTCGGTTCCATATTCGTCGTCAAACCCTTCAATTTTATCTACAATTTCTTCTCTATCATCATCATCTAAATTTTTCATATCAATTGCAGATATGATTGAATTAATAACATATTTAATATCTTGAGAATCCATTCCCTTATCTTTATCTAATGAACGAATTTTTTGACTTAATTTTCCGGTTAGTTTTTGAATCATTTTTAAACTCATTGGACCAACCTCTTCATCTGAATCAATACCTTCTTCGTCACCCATTGGTGGCATTCCCATATCCGGTGCCGGTGGCATTCCCATATCCGGTGCCGGTGGCATTCCTTCTCCTTCAGGTGCCGGTGGCATTCCTTCTCCTTCAGGTGCCGGTGGCATTCCTTCTCCTTCAGGTGCCGGTGGCATTCCTTCTCCTTCAGGTGCCGGTGGCATTCCCATATCAGGTGCCGGTGGCATTCCCATATCAGGTGCCGGTGGCATTCCCATATCCGGTGCCGGTGGCATTCCCATATCCGGTGCCGGTGGGGGTAAATCATCACCAGGAACAGATTCAGGTGCCGCAGGGGCTTTAGGTGTTTTTAATATGAATTTTTTTTTTGATTGTTCCCCTATTAACGGAACTTCAAAAACATTACCTTCGTTTCTATTAACTTCAGAAACAACTAAATTAAGTTTTTTCATTGCGTCAGCATAAGAACGATAGTGTTTTCTACTTCTCATCGGTTCTGAATAATCCAAATTGGACTCATTCAACCCCTTTTTAATGATATATCCTGTTTTTTCTTTTACTATACCATAAAGGTTTCCATCAGCAAGACGGATAGTATAATTTGTAGTAGACAAATCATTTATTTCTTGTCTAGGAACTTCTTTGTATTTGGCAATTTCCATAATACGTCTTAATTTATCCATTCCTTCTAATTTCTCACTACCTATTGGTTTGATATCTCCCATTTTATATTAATTTTAATTGTTTAATCCATTAAATCCACCAATAGCAACCGCGTTACATTGTAAATTAGTTGTATTTGTTACACTTCCATAATCGGGTTTAGGGGCTGTAAATGTAACTACATTTCCTGCGGATGTACCAGAACCTGGTAAAAACCCAACTATTGTTGTGGTGTAATAAGATGTACAAGCTGTTGTTGGCATAATATTTTTTTATATAAATATACGGATAATTTGTATTTTTATTTTTATTTTAAATTTTCTTGCTCTAAAGATAATTTTTTATCTGCAATTTTATTTTTAAAGTCCTCAAGTTTAGAAATATACCCGTTTCTTCTTAGATATTTAAACACTAAATTCTCATAAGAAAACTCTCCTTCTTTTTTAAGACCACAAGCTCTATACTTTCTTAATTTTTCCTTATACTTCTTAACGAGTTTAATTGCCTCCCCTAAATCTTCATCTTTAGCGTTCTCTAAAACCCCATCAATAATATCCATCCATTGTTGTGATTTATCTTTTAATTTTTTTTCGTCAATTGTGAAGTTTTCTTTTTCAGGTACTCTAACCCATTTATTGTTTAAAATTGAGTATGATCCGGCACTTTCTTCCGATTCATTAATGTCTTGAGCGAATAACTCAGTTTCAAACCCTTTGATTCTTATATCGTGGGCGGCATTGAATACCGTTTTTTTAAGTCTAAACAGTTCTTTATGTAGTTCAACATCCCCACCAAATTCTTTTGGGTCATATAAAATATGAATATCAAAATCTGAAAACTCACTCCAATTATATCCGGCTAATGATCCAATAAAAATTATATCGTGTACAAAAAAATCATAATCCAAATAATCTATGAATAATTGTGCAACCTTAAGTAATCGTTTTCTTATTTCAGGTTTTAGTTTGTAATCACCTTCATTAGGTTCGTCCCATATATCAGGATTTAATTCGTCTTGTAAGTAAAAACTATTAATGATTTTTTTATCGTTCATCATACATATAAATACCTATGTTATTCTGTTTCTTCTATTTTTTTGTACTTGTACTGTTTTGCAATATCAGTATTAAAGTATTTTCCTTGTGATTCTGCCAATCTAAATTGTGCATATGTTTTGTGTGGAACATCTTCATATTCGTATATAATTCCGTTTTTGAATGTTGCCATTAATTTATTAGTTTCGCTATCGTATTCAGTTTTAACTAAATTTGAAGATTCGATTTCACAAATTATTTTTGTTCCGTCTATTGTTGTTCTTTTAATCGCCATTTGGGTTTGGTTTTCTTAATGGGGTTATGTCATCTATATGACGAAGTTTATCCATAACATAATAATGAACTTTAGTTCCGTCAACATCAAAACCGTAATCTTTAATTGTTTGGTCTATTTCTCTAACCAATGGTGGTAATTCAGAATGTAAAAACATTAAATCTTGCGGATAATATGGTGGTTTTTCAATATCCTTTTCTGTCCACCCTTCTTTTTGAAAAATTTTTCTCATTTTAAAGTAAATTTCCTCTAAATTTTTTGTTAGCTGCAAAGCATCTGCAAATTTTTCCCATGACTCCATAACTATAAATATAACTAAAAAAAAAACTAAAGAATATTGGGGTATGGTTAAAACAATTAAAAGATTGATTATTTAACTACTTATGTTTAATATTTTCTAAAAACAATTTGATATGATAGATTCGGCGGACGGAACAGAAAAACCAAAAAACAAAAACCAAGACGGTTCAGGAAAAACACCAGTTTTAGATAACTTTTCAAGGGATTTAATTAAATTGGCGGAAGAAGGGAAATTAGATCCGGTTATTGGTCGTGAGGATGAAATAAATAGAATAGCTCAAATACTTTCAAGACGCAAGAAAAATAACCCAATTATTTTAGGTGAACCTGGTTGTGGTAAAACTGCAATTGTGGAAGGGTTGGCTAAGAAGATTTTTGAAGGTGATTGCCCACAAAATTTAGCAAATAAAAGAATTGTTTCTTTGGATATGACCTCAATTGTTGCGGGGACAAAATATCGCGGTCAATTTGAGGAAAGAATGAAAGTAATAATTGAAGAATTATACGCAAACCCTGATATCATTATTTTCATAGATGAAATCCATACAATGATTGGTGCAGGTAATTCATCAGGATCTATGGATGCGTCAAACATATTCAAACCAGCACTTTCTCGTGGTGAATTACAATGTATTGGAGCGACAACATTAGAAGAATATAGAAAGAACATTGAAAAGGACGGAGCATTAGAAAGACGTTTCCAAAAAGTGATTGTGGACCCATCAACAAAAGAAGAAACATTAATAATATTACAAAACTCAAAAGATAGGTACGAAAAACACCACAAAGTATCCTACAGTGATGATATTTTAAAACTATGTGTTGAGTTGGCGGATAGATATATTACCGATCGCGAATTCCCTGATAAAGCATTTGATATTATTGATGAGGTTGGTGCTCGTTCGCAGGTGGAAATTAAACTACCTGAAATTATTGAGGATTTAAAAAAACAAGCACAACTAATTAAAGAAGAAAAGTTGGATGTGATTAACAAACAAAAATATGAGGAGGCTGCAAATCTTCGTGACAAAGAAAGAAAAATATTAGCCTATTTGGCAAAAGAAAAAGAAAACTTTGAAAATAATAGAGACCAAAATAAAAGGGTAGTAACCGAAGATGTTGTTTATGATGTTGTTTCGTTAATGACAAAAATACCAATTAACAAAATTACAAGCGATGAAACACAACAATTAATCACATTAAAAGAAACTTTATCGACTAAAGTTATTGGTCAAGAGGACGCGGTAGCAAAAATATCAAGATCTATCCAAAGAAATAAAGTAGGATTAAGTGACCCTAAAAAACCAATTTTTAGTGGTTTATTAATTGGTAATTCAGGTGTTGGTAAAACGGAATTAGCAAAACAATTGGCAAAACATATGTTTAATAGTGAAGATGCACTTATCAGATTAGATATGAGTGAATTTTCAGATAAAATTGCGACATCAAAATTAACAGGTACCTCACCAGGTTATGTTGGATATGAAGATGGTTCACCATTCTTAAACAAAATTAAAAATAAACCTTATTCAGTTATTCTTTTAGATGAGATTGAAAAGGCTCACCCTGAAATCTTTAACGTATTTTTACAAATGTTAGATGAAGGGTTTTTAACTGATGGTCACGGAAGAAAAATCAACTTTAAAAATTGTATTATATTAATGACTTCTAATGTTGGTACTAGAGTCGTACAAGATTTTGGTACTGGCGTTGGTTTTACCACAAGTACAAAAATTGAAAGACGTGAGGATGAAATAAAATCAGTTTTAGAAAAAGAATTATTTAAAAAGTTTGCACCTGAATTTATAAATAGGTTTGATGACATTGTATATTTCAAAGACTTAAACGAAGAAGACTTATTAAAAATTGTTGATTTGGAACTTAACAAATTCTATGAGAGAATTGGTCAATTAGAGTTTCAAGTTGAGGTTGACGATACTTTGAAAAAACACTTAACTGAAGTTGGTACTGACACTAGATTTGGGTCTCGTATTCTAAAACGTACCGTTCAAAAGTGGGTGGATGATGCAATTACGGAAAAGATTTTAACTGATAATCCAGAAAAGGGATCAACTTTTATTCTAACATACAATGAAAAGGATAAAAAGACTGACGTTAAAATAAAAAAACCAACAAAAAGAAAAACAAAATCACAATAAAATTTTTTAATTGTTAAAAAGTTTCTTATCTTTGTAGAAATATTATAAAATGAATATAGATAAATTTAAGGAACTTCTTTCAGTGCCGTCAAAGACATATCAAGAAGAAGATATGGTTGAGCACATCTGCAACGAGTTAGACTCGATTGAGGGTGTTATGTATTATCGAGACGAGATGATGAATGTCTACGCAACTAAAGGTGTGTTAGAGGAAGGTGAATACTACCCTATGTTCATTGCACATACAGATACCGTACACACAAAGATTGATAAAATTGTTGTTAAAGAAGAAAAACTTAAACGACCAAATACCTTTGGAAAAACTTTTGATGATACCTTAGTTGATGTTTTAAAGGCATATGATGAAGAAGGGAACCCAACAGGTATTGGTGGTGACGATAAATGTGGGATTTTTATTTGTTTAGAATTACTTAAACAATTAGACAAAGTAAAAGTTGGTTTGTTTGTGTCTGAAGAAACGGGTTGTCACGGATCATCAAAATGTGATGAGAGTTTTTTAACAGATGTTGGTTATATTACCCAGTATGACGCCCCTGGTAATCACCTAATTTCCGAGATTTGCTCGGGAGTTCGTTTGTTTGAAAGAGATAGTGAATTCTTTGAAAAAAGTATTTCAGTAATCGAAGCAGCATTTGGAAATGAAATGTTAGTTCAATCACACCCATATACTGATGTATCACAATTAAAGAAAAAGATTGACGTTTCTTGCATCAACATGTCTTGTGGTTACTACAACATGCACACAAAAGAAGAATTCATTTCAATTGATGATGTTGAACGTGCAATTGAGGCAGGAAAAAATATGGTTTTTATCTTGGGATTAAATAAACACCAATACGAATACAAACCAATTGTTTATACTAATAAAACAATTATGAATTCTTTAGTGGAGGAAGATTTTGATGAGGATATTATCCATCAGTTAGAAACTATCGATGTTGAGGAAAATAAAGATGGTATCACCATTATTGATCCGTTTGATGGGAATGCTATGTTTATCAATGATGATGATTTGGTTTACTTATATGATATCATTAAAGAAAGATTACTTAAAAAATATTAATCCGTTCTATAATCCATTGGGTCAAATAGACTCTCGTTGTATACCATATTTAGAATATCATCAATATACGATTCACCATATTTTACGTTGTACGTTTTTGAGTCCCTAAGTGCATATTTGACTTTAAGCGTTTCTTTATCAACGGATTTAATCAATAATGTGACGTTACTATTTGGGACTTTAACGTATTTATCAAAACCAACCGTTGTGTTAATCTTATCAATTACTGAAAAATACTTTTCTAATGTTCCTTCATTATAGTCCTCAAGTACCCTATCTTTAAAACTTTCTAAATCGTTATCTACATTGTGGTCAAACGATCCATGAAATGCTTCATCGTCCCAAACATTATATTGTATTTCATAATATTCAGGTAAGTGTGATATCCGTTCTTTTGATATTGCCAAAAATAATAAATCAAGAAGACTATCACCTTCAGTACCAAAACGTGGATATAACATAATGGCATCTCCCCAATGTAATTTATATTTCCAAAAACAATGTCTTTCAGAATAATTTTCAATACCAACAGGAGACAAACAATTACAATATGCGTCTTCAATGTATTTTTCAATACCACCCTCAACCGCAGCCACTTCAGCATCTACATACGACATTGTTATATCATCAGATATTCTAGTATCTACTTGGTCTAAAAATGAGCCTACCCTATCCACACCGTCACCACCAAACACCTGTAATTTACCATCCGGGCGCTTATTAAAAGCAGTTAAAAGTCCTGGTTGAACTATTTTTGCAACATCATAAATAATTTGTAAATGATCCGATGTTAATGCTTCAACAATAACACCCTCTCTCCAATCATCGTAGGATCTATCATCAAAATCCCAAGTCCAACTTCTTCTATACATAGAATCATAATATCCGGCCTCGTAATAAGAATCACTACCTTCTTCACCATACTCTTCAGGAAAAAAGAATCTCAAATATTCTTCTAACCCATCAAACGTAAACATTAAACCGTCTTGTTCTACAGTAATAACGTCACTAAAATCATTACCTTCAGAATTAAAAAACTCTACGTCGTAAGGACTGATTTTTTTTTTATTAAGTGCAAGAATTTTTTGAAAGTCATTTAACTCTTCTTCTTCCTCTTGTTCAAAAATCCTTAAAATTTTTTTCATATATTTATAAATATATTGTTTAATAGAAAGAATTATCTTATCTTTACAATAGTTCTTTGATATATGGGGGTGTTTTTGGATTTGACAGGTATTGGCTGAAGACAAAGGGCACGTGGGGACTGAATTAATCTCCTTAAAAACTGATTCATTTTTACAGACGGCAACGTTTTGAACAACCTTGAGACTTTGGGACTTATCTCAACTCAAGAAGTTACTGTAGCTTAATTTAAGCACGGTAACGGGGGGTCGGTCAGACATATAACCTAGCAACAGAAGTCGTTGACGAGTTGGTTTTCACTCTAAAAGAAAACAGCGGTCTCGTTCAGAGGTCTACCGTAATAAAAGTGAACTCGACACAGTTATTGGTGACAATGTCAAAATAGGAACCAAATATTTCGGAAGGTATGACAAACCTTGACCTAAACGTGTAGTCCTTATCTGACAGGATAGACTGGACCGGAGTTCGAAACTCCGCACCTCCACCATTTAAACCTCATCTTAGGATGGGGTTTTTTTATGCACTATAATTATATTTTAGTGTTGTGTGAATATTATATTTTAGTGCACAAAAAAACCCACCAAAAGGTAGGTTTTGTTTTTTAAAGATTTCTTGTATTTTTTCGTATCGACTCTTGAATCAATTTATCTAATTTGTGATTATTATATTCTTCAATCTTTAATGACTTTAAAACCGCTTCACCACCAGCACCAACAGCCTTTTCAACTGTGCTTGACATCATTTTAACAACGGCAGGAGCTAAAAACTTATAAGATGCTGATAAGAATTTTTTAAAGTTTGAACCAACATTATCAAACTTTGATTTTTCATCCGGAGTCACCTTTGGGCCATAAAGTTTATGACAATATCTAAAAACTTTATTTTCATCTTTAGACATGACCCTTGCAATATCCTTTTGTGCTTTAAGGTCCTTATCTTTCATTTGGGATTGGTAACCCTTAAGTCTTACCTCAAAACTTTTCCATATTTCACCACAATTTTGTTTAATTTTTTCTGTTAGGCCTTCAGGTGTCGGTGTGGTGGTTGTAGTTCCGGTCGGAGGTGTCGCACCAGTCGGAGTTGTAGTTCCGGTTGGTGGTGTAGTTCCGGTTGGTGGTGTAGTTCCTGTTGGTGTTGGTGTAGTTCCTGTTGGTGTTGGTGTGGTTCCTGTTGGTGTTGGTTGACCTTCTGCCGTTGCAGGAGCTGCAGTCGATTTGGTAAATAATTTATTTATTGCTTCTATACCCTTTGGATTTGTTTGTGTTTTCCAATTATTGGTACCTTTAGTTGCGTACTCAACTTTATCTCCGGTTTTTCTATATTGGTAAGAGTCTCCATTACCACCTTGTACAACTTCTTGCTCTACTAAATACAACCTTTTAGTTGCATTTTCATGCAAATTAATAATTCTATTTTTTTCCTCTTGGGATAATTCAAATAAATTTTTCATGCGTTTTTTAATAATAAATACTTTTATATTTTAATTTTTTCTTTGTTGTGTAAAAATAGTTTTCATTTGTTGTTTGCCCTGTGGTCGTAACTTGTGTTTCAGTTTGCCCTGTGGTCGTAACTTGTGTTTCAGATTGACTAATTGCCTCAAGTTCTGTTTGTGCTTGTTGAATCGCATCTTTACCTTTTGACATATCTGCTTTTAATTTTTTCTTTGCCCAAGAATCCCCTTGAGAAATTAATTTGTTAACGTTTGCAAATTTTTCAATCGCTTTTGGTAAAAACTTTTTTACGATATCGTATATTTTTGGCATTTTTTTAATTGATTCTACTGCCTGTGAAATTCCAGACGACATAATGTTTTTAAGCGGTTGTAAAAATTTCGTAAGATAACCATTAGATAATAACGCAAAAATATCAATCAATAACAACATCCAACTACCCTTTCCACTTATGGCCATATAAGCATCATATATGGTTAAAGCTCCCCACGCTACCGTAGTGGCAATTGCTCCTATACCTGTAAAACTTAAAAATTTTTGTACAAGGGCACCCATAGGACTATTTAATGCGTTTCTTAAACCTGCAAAAAACTTATCAAACCCCGTTTTTTTTATTTTTTCGGCAACTTGGTCATCAGATAAAGTTTGTTGTGTTACTGACTGTCCACCATTAAATGGTATTTTTTTTTCAATCTCTTTAGATAGTTCACCTTCAGCACCGTACCATTGTTCAGTATTTTTTAATCTCCACGCATATTTTTTTTCTCCACTTTCAAAATATAATTTAAAGTCGTATTGTGGATTTGTTTTTATATCAATTTGTTCTGTTTTTTGGGTTTCTGATTGTTCTAAAATAAAATTTTTAAAATTTTTAAATTGTGAGTCGGTAAATATTTTGATATTTTCTTCATTTTCTAAAATGAGGTTATTTAAGTTTTTTTTACTATACTCCAAAATCTTTTTCTTTGGGTATCCAATAGATTTTAAATTATCCTCTATTAGTTTTTGAACGTATTTTTTTTGTTCGTATTTACCTTTTATAAAACAACCAAAAGTTGCATCACAAATTCTTTTTTGAAATTCTAACGACTCATTTATTGATGAAGTATTTAATTTTTTTGATAACTCTTTTAATTGGTTGTCCGTTAAAATAATTTTCATTAATTTTTTTTTTATTTATATAAATATCCGTATATTTGTAATTATACAAACATTCCTTCCATATTCAGATTTTAGAAAATCTTGATAACAAACGATTAGGTAAAAAACTTGTTGATGATTATAAGATATTTTGGAAGGTATGACAAGCCTTGACCTAAACGTGTAGTCCTTATCTGACAGGCTGGACAGGATCGGAGTTCAAATCTCCACCATTTAAAAACAAAAACCCCTCTTTTGGAGGGGTTTGTTTTATTACCATTTAGGGCATTGCAATAATTTGGATTTAAATATAGGGCTTTTTGCACTATGTTTTTGTAACATTCTTTTTAATTTACGTAAATTTCTACCTTTAAATTTACGGATGTTATCACCAAGTTTGTCGATTAATCTTTTTAAACCGTTTGCATCATTTTCATCCACATCATCAAGTTCATCGTCTACTTCCATTTCAATGTCCCCTGAAATTTCTTCTTGTTCTCTAATCACTCGTCTAACGATGCGAGATAAATCAGACTCTGTTAATCTTACAATTCTGTTCATAATTTTTTTTTAATTTTTTTTATTTATTATCTTTCCATATAAATATATCGTACTTTAAAAAAAGATTCGTATATTTGTAATTATGCAAACATTTCTTCCATACTCAGATTTTAGAAAATCTTTAGAATCTCTTGATAACAAACGATTAGGTAAACAACGCGTTGAGGCTTATCAGATAATTTCAGCAATTACGGGTCGACCAAAAAAGAACGGACAACCTTATAAAGGGTGGATATCTCACCCATGTTCGGTAATGTGGAAAGACTATGTGAATGCGCTTAAACTATACTACAACGATTGTATTGATGTGTGGGTGTCTCGTGGTTTTAAAAACACAATGCAACATGAACACATTGAAGGTGAGTTTGTTTTACCTCATTGGTTGGGTGATGAAGAGTTTCATTCATCACATAGATCTAATCTATTACGTAAGGATTTTGATTATTATACAAAACACGGGTGGTTAGATAACCCTGACGACCCATACGTGTGGATGGATAATCAAGGATTGTGGTACAAACAAATTGCTGGTA